CAGTATTGTCGGGTGGTTATCATCAAGCAAAACATGGTGATGAATATCGTAACGGTTTAAACGATGTTCCTGTGTGTATTGGCACTGCATTTGCTGCGGCTATCTGGCCAATCTATCTATCATCTCTTGTATTTAAGATGTGGGTAAACTAATGCAAGAGCATTTTTCTGATAGTAATCTTAAGACCGAAGCATTCGAAGGCGAACTAGAAGAACTTCGGAAGTTCTATAGACTAGTTTACCACACCATTTTAGCAGAGAAGCTTGGTGATCGCTACTTCATCTGTGGTGAAGGTGGTGAGAAGGATACCAACGGTCTACCTGATACAATCTATATCTGCCCTGCATATGGTGTTGACTGGTTCCAAGCATACAAAAAGACTGACTTTACCGTAGGAACGGAGTGGTAGTTTTTTGTTGACATTTTTATCGAATCATCGTATTGTGAGAATGTAGCAGAGAGATGGAGTGATTCGAAATGTTGAACTTGTCGGACATCAACGCCCTGACCAACTCGCATGATGGTGACATCTATTCGGATCTTTTCAAGGATCTTAACGGCTTTCGCCCTCGTGGGATCACTTTCCTTTCTCTAGAAGCTTTTGAAGAAGACTTTGAGTTTCTGGTTAAAATGCTTGATCTTCAAAGTCAAGAGGAAACTATTCGTCAGGAAAAGAACTTTCAGGTTTTTGTTGGCCGCATTGAGAAGATTCAGGAACTTATTCCTGGTACTTCGGTTGAACATGCTATTGAGATTCTCGCGGATGCAGAAGATGCTCTTGATGATTTGAACTTCTACGGCTATGAATGCCTTGAATATTATTTTGATCTGAAGTTTGGTGCAATCCAGAAATGGTTGGAGAAAGTCAATGAAGCCGCGTAATCCTGTTGCTGGTAACTCTTGGCGCTATAACAAGCCCAAGATTATAGAGAGCAAGAAGAAGACAGTCGGTCGAGGTCGGCAGATCAAAGACGTCTGGAATGATGAGGCTAACGATATAAATATCTAGGTATCATTGCCATTTTATAATAGGAGAACATTATGTTTATTGTATACGGAATTTTCATTGCATTGCTGTTCGTAGCATTTGTGGCTGGTACGGTTGTAAGCGCAGATACTGTCGAAAGTGCCCGGCTGAAGGAAAAGCTTGCCACTGCTGAAGCAGACATCAAGGATCTGGAAGAGCGTCTAGAAGCTGCTCTAAAGCCTGCACCAAAGGCCAAAGTCAACAAAAAGGTAAAATAATCTCTTGACATTTATATGCATTTCGCGTATAAATAAGTTATCAGTTGTTTGAAAGCAGACTGAAAGATGTAAAGACGGGAGTTCGATTCTCCCCATCTCCACCATCTATACTGTGCATTTAGTATCTGCTAGATAGTATTGTCTAAAGACTTAGTACTAACGCTATCCTTATATAGCACAGTGTAGTTGATGGGGATGACCTGGGATCGATTTGCATTGGATAGGAAAGTCTAGACTGATTCGCTGGCCGAGTGGCTAAAACTGTAAATGTCAACCTAGTTGCACATAACGACAACGATTTTGCAGCCGTGAGAATGTCTGCCTGATCTAAGTAGTTCGGAGTTTGTGGGTGTACTCTGTGAAATAAACACCCTCATTATCTGGATATGTCCAATATCTTGTGCCGTCTTCTCTCGTGGACATTTTTCTTCCAGTGGTTAGATTAGAAAAACTTTTTCTAGTTTGTTCTTTCTTCATGCCATTTACCTTTACTAAAGATGCTGCATTACTTGCGCGGCATGATAGAGAGCAAAATCTAATATCATCTTTTTTATGATAGAAGTTTTTAGCACACTTTTCGCATATATGCGAATACACTTTACAAAACTTTGGTTTTGCTTCTTTTATTTTTGTTTTACTTTTGTCTAGTTGACGCCTTTTTGGAAGTTTCTTAGGAATATCTAAAGGAAAGAAAGACAACAGACCGTCTCTTCTTAGATTTATTTCATCTTTTGTATATCCTTTGCTCCAACTTGGTCTACTTTTGCCTTTATTGGCAGTGCCATTACCTCCAGCAGAATGTTTCTTCTGGTTGTAATATCTAACAGTTTTGTTGTAAATGTTTGGTGTCCAATAAAGTTCTTCGTCTTTGATCATGTTTAGCCAACGTTGTTCTGCTTCACGCAAAGCTTTGTTGTCGCCGTAAACATATTCAAGCACACGAAATTTGAATGTTTCTGGACGTTTCTTGTATGCTCTCAGCATCATTTTGTTAGAGCAGATATAAGAATCTTCTACTTTACCTTTGTGGCCACCAAGATAAAAGAATTTTGCTCTGGTGTCGTACCAAAGATATACGTATCCTGTATAAATAGTCATGCTGATTGCTCCTTGTAAGCGTTAGAGTGACTGGGTGTGCGAAACCGCGAGTCACATCTTATTTATAAAATATGGGTTTGGTGGTTGACCTTGCAACAGAATAACCACCACTTAGATGAACCTACTTTGCCGACGGGTTCTACCACCGAAATAAGTCTTGACGAAGACGTTGGTGGCTGCCATGGAGAGGGTGCTCCATATCGTAGGTTCTTCTAAGTTTAGCTCCACGGTTTATCGAGGGGCAGGAAAAGCCTGGTGAATGCATAGTAAGTCAGTTAACTTGACTGATACTGCTTTGTTGAAATCAGGTACTAGCAAAGGGCTTAAACAACATTAAGCCTGGTCGTAATAAGAGAGAAAGCCGAGAATGTGGGACAGAGGAAGAAGTTCCCGAGTCAAAGATTCAGAGCAAGTATCCCGCCCTAGTGGTAAGTTTTCCTGTCACGCGGTAAACCGTGGTATAAATAAGTTTTGTTGGGTCCGAGCAGAAGAGCGCAAGATCCTAACTATCGAGGAAGATCATCACCCTAGCTGATAACCGCCACTATGTGGGATGTTCGGCGCAACCGATGAAAGGTTTATTCTAGGGGGGCTACGTATAGCGATTGCCCTTAAACGGAGCGATAGTACCCAGCAAACTTTGATGAACACTGACAACGAATAACACCACGCGGATATCTAGGGATCGCGACTCGAAAAGCACACGGTGAGAAGTGCAGGTATCAGTCAGTGTTCATCTAAGTTATGTACTTTGTACTGTCTCCTATCGCGGTACATTGCACGGCTAGGTCCGATTGTAGATAGTGATACGACTCTGTTGGGTGTCGGCAGAGTAAGAGATAATGTCTTCTGGCTACTCGGTGGATATAGGGCACCCCGTTTTCTAAGGATACATTATGAACCTGTACTTTAAGCCACATAATGAAAATGTTGGCTATCACTTTGGTAGCAAAGGCATCAAGATCATTGAAGAAAAATATGGTGCACGGTACATGGGTTACTGGTGCACCAAACGTCTAGGTGGCAACTGGAATGAAACTCCAGTAGATGTATTCTATCAACCTAATCCAGACACAAGCAAAGGTCATACACATTACTTCGGCGTCTATCGTGATGCGGCAGATCGTGTGATGATCACTGAGGCTTCTTCCGTATTCTCTAATCCACTTGTTGGTGCTGTATGTGATGACGGCGAAGTGATTGTATCACGATATCGCCATGACTATCAAGAGACTAAAGGCGCAATGATTGATGGTGGACGAGATTATACCAAAACAAAATGTTGCAAAACTGTTGAGATTGTGGTAAAAGGAGATAAGTTCATTATTAAGGAGAATGTGAATGGATGAGTTGAAGATCAAAACACCAGCAGAGTTTGCTGAAGAGATTGAAGAGTTAGTATGGCAGTATGATATTGATTATATTGATGCTGTTATGCTATACTGTGAACGAAACAATCTAGAAGTTGAGACAGTGGCGTCTCTAGTAAAGGGCAATGCCAATCTGAAGTCACGAATGCAGAGTGATGCAGAGAACTTAAACTTTCTGCCAAAAGTCGCCAGATTGCCTGTATAAATACATTGACACCAGAAGATATATGGTGTAAAACAAGATATACATTATGAATACTGTGGATAATAAACATACAACAACCATACAATCATACGGAGAATATATATGGACTTTAGCAATCTCAAGCGTAACAGCGGTTCAAGCATCAACAAGCTTAACGACCAGCTAAAGAAACTCAACACAAACGAAAATCAGTCGAGCAAAGATGACCGCTTCTGGTATCCCTCAACAGATAAGACTGGTAATGGCTATGCTGTTATCCGCTTCCTTCCTGCTCCAGGCGAAGAAGATGTGCCATTCGTTCGTGTGTTTGAACATGGCTTCAAGGGCCCAAGCGGCACTTGGTATATCGAAAAGTCTCTGACCACACTCGGTCAGAACGATCCAGTTTCTGAGTATAACACTCAACTCTGGAACTCAACTACCGATGAGCAGTCACCAGCCCGTAAGCAGGCTCGTGAACAGAAGCGTAAGCTAAACTACGTTTCGAACATCTATGTTATCAAGGATCCTGCGAACCCAGAGAATGAAGGCCAGGTTAAGCTTTTCAAGTATGGTAAGAAGATTTTTGATAAGATCAACGAATCAATGAATCCTGCTTTTGCGGATGAAGAAGCAATCAATCCATTTGATCTTTGGACTGGTGCTAACTTCAAGATCAAGATTCGTCAAGTTGCTGGTTATCGCAACTACGACTCTTCAGAGTTTGAAGCTGCTGGTCCTCTGTCAAAGGATGACAATAAGCTTGAACAGATTTGGAAGTCAGAGCATTCTCTACAAGAGTTTGTTGATCCAAAGAACTTCAAGGACTATGATACACTGAAGCGTAAGTTGCACGCGGTTCTTGGCTTGAATGAAGCGGCTGCGGCTCGTCGTGAAGTCTTCGAAGATCCTATCGCTCGTGCTGAAGCACCTGTACAGCGTCAAGCTGCTGCACCAAAGATTGCAGCCGCACAAGATGATGTGCCATGGGCAACAGATGATGAAGACGATGATCTAGCTTATTTCAAGAAGCTGGCATCAGACTAAATAGAATACTGGAGCAATGGCAGAGTCTGGTTTATTGCACTCGCCTTGAAAGCGAGAGGACCTGAAAAGGTTCCGTGGGTTCAAATCCTACTTGCTCCGCCATCTTAACTTAGGGGTAGCTTCGGCTACCCCTTTTTTATTGTGATGATGAATCGTCTGGTGTTGGATCGTTTGGTCTACTAGTGAACTTCTCAGCGCCAGCAAAACCAATACCAGCAATCACGATGTCACGAAACGACTCAAAGATAAACTGTTCAACATGAAGATTGAAGAACGTATTGGAAATACCTAAACCCATCATAAAGAATGTTGATATGAATGCCAACACACGCTTTGATGATGGATAACCATCGATGTCTTTAAGTAGTTCTGCTATCCATGGAAAAAACTGTGATAGCCATGCGAATAGTTTTATCATAATGATTCCTTATGTTCCTGCGTGATGTTTATTGCCCTGTGCTGGTTCTACTGCACCAAAATAAGATTCTACTGATTGCCACCAACTACTTGAAGACGAACTTTTGTTGCCCTTAGAACCACCTGGTGGTGAACCACCTGGTGGTGTTGGTGAAATAGGCGAAATATCTGGCATCTTACCTGCATAAGAGTCGGATAAGATTTTCTGCTGCTCTTGGTCGAACGTTCCCCAATGGTTCCTAAGTTTAGGTTGTTTCAACTTGATCGCTGCTATATCTATATGCATGTGATCGCGTTCAAATCCTATACCAGTGATACCTTCTTTGATTGCTGCTTTGAGAACTAGTGTTCTGCCGGCATTTGATTGTAGAATAGGATTTCTAGAATAGCCTATGTCTAATGCTGTACCATGATCGTGTCTTGTGTCAGGTCCTACAGCGCGACGGTGATCGTCTCTCGCACCTGTAATGATTAACTTGGCGCCGACATCTTTTTCTATTCTTTTGAATGCACCAATGATATCTGGATCAATGCCGTGAAGTGTGACGGGATTAGAAGGATCGGTTTTGAGATTAACTCCCTCAACTTCTTGTGCAGTTAATGGCCTTACTTTTGGTAAAGGCATATTAGGCAAATCAGAACGACTGTTAGGATTTCTTTTTGGACCAGATGCTGGCTTATCTGAAAGACTTATTTTTGTCGTTTCTTCATTTTTAGACACAGACACAGTAGAACCATATTCATCTCCTTCAGTATAGTCTATCTGTTCACCTGCTCCCATAGGAACTGATGTAACGTCTAGTCTTTTAATGTCAGATTCTTTTTGTTGTGAAACTAATGTGGGAGCAGATTTCTTTTGATTCGTTTGCCCAGCGGTGCCTGATATATTCGAAGCAGCTTCTTTTACCTTGCGTTCGTCATCTTTTCTTTCATCTTCAACTGTATAAGGCTTACTCTTATCGCCTTGATCTACATTTGATGTCTGTTCATATTGTGACACATTCGCAGCTTTTGTTTGTCCTCTATCACTCACTCCGATATTAACAATAGACATCAAAGTGTCATATACATTGTTCATAACTGTTGATAGTGTAGTCTCTACCGTAACGAACATCTTCTTTAACATTTTGAAAATGTTTTCGCCGAATCCTGCAATCAATACAGATGCAGCAACAACAATGCCAGCAATCATGCCTCCCATGTCACCATCATCATTCTGTTCTTTGGTTACAGCAAGTTCTTCTGGGTTTGTTTCCATTTTTGGCTGCAACTTAACAGCATCTATTTTCTTTGTTATAGAAAATATTCCAACGGCAGACAGAATAGCAACACCCAAATCATGCGTAAGCGCACTAATGCGGTTCTCTTCAGTGAGAACTTTAGTTACGACCTCTACTTCTTCTTTAGGCTTTTTGGATTTAGACCAAAAAGAGTTGATGGTTACATTCGGTATCATTAGCCCATACCGACGCCCATAGCAGGCTCATTTGCATTGAAGAATACTGAGACACGATCTTCATACGATGTTGAAGCAAATGGAGAAGGAATACCGTATTGCTGTGATTGGTTCAACTTAACACCTCTCATAGGCATTGTACTTCTCATTGATCCTGAACTGGATTCCATAGTTTTAGAAGAATAAGGTGGTGAAGATCCCTTTTCAGATTTATCTGGTCGAACATTTCTATCTGTTCCTTCATCATGTACGATAGAAGATTTCGCTTGTTCGAATGACATACCAGAAGCATCTGGATGCTTTCTAAAGAAGTTCCAGGTGTTCTGTAGTTTGTGATTCTTCTGATTATGTTCGTATAACCATTTAGCTGCTTTGTCTTGTGTAGTCTTATCAAAAGTATCATTAGGAGAAATGATACCATTGTCCATAATAGTTTGTAGTGTAGCACTGTTTATAGAATATGCACCTAATCCACTATCAGCGCCATGTGGCAACTTACCTCTAGAGTTAGGTATCAAAACGTTTTTTTGGAAATCGAATACTTCTGATACTTTTAGTTGAGTTAACTTCTTACCTGGGAACATATCTTGGATTTTACCAAACTTTCCATATCCCAATACAATATCATATGACGAATCGGCGATTTCTGTCTGTCCACCGCCGCCACCGACTGTATTTTTTTTGTCGCCAGCAGTTGCAGGATTGAATCCTCCAGCAGTTGCAATGTTGCCAGCAGTTACTGGTGTTGTACCTGTGATTAGACCAGCAGCTATTTTTGCTTGGTTCAATGCATCAGAAGCCACATCAGATGCTACATCAACTACTGTCTTTTCGCCAGTGATGATCTGCCAAATCTTTGTTGCAAGATACTCACCTACACTAGCACCACCAAAGCCTCCGATAAGTCCACCCACCACGCTGCCTACTGCGGCACCAACTAGATTGCCCACACCTGGTATGACAGTACCCAAAGCACCAAAGAGCGCGCCACCTGCCGCTGCACCACCAGCGGCACCTAACTCTGCTCCAATGAATGCACCTAATGCTCTTACAAAGGCCTTTTCGACTTCATTCCATGATCCTATGCCAATACCAACTTTTAACAAAGCAATCAATGGATCTAAGAACATCAGAAACTTAGCATACTTTGCTATTCCCTGAAGTATTCCTCTAATAGGGACAAGATAGCTGAGTGCCTTTGCCGCTTTACTTGACATTTTCATTGCGCCACGACCTGCACCTTTTGCAAGCATTTTACCTAATGAGTCCGCTTCTCTGGTAACAACTTCATCTTGTGCCATCGCGATTGGTTTGCCAGACTCATAAGCTTGTTTATTTGAAAACATATTCTTGAAAGATTCGTTGAACTTTTTAGGATCTTTCGATACTACGTATTTTAGCAATGCTCTTTGTGCAGACTTCAATGATTGTTTTGTGCCTTGCCCGAACTCACCGCGACTTTGCTTATAAAATGAGTCAAACATGCTGCGAAGATACTCCTCTTCTTCACCAACTTGTGATATCTTAGTTACACTGCCTTCAAAAGGCTGCAACTTTGCTAACAGTGTACTTCCTGTTCTGGAAGCCCATTGAGACAAGCCCTCTAAAGATCGTGTCAGAGTTTTAGATGCAACTAGTAATCCAGCAGCTAATCTTTGTGTACCATCCCATGTCCATTTTGCGAACTTGTTATACCAATCAAGTATCGTCGGCATCAAAGCAACGGTTAGAAATGGAAGAATAGAACCGCCAGACTTATCGTTTAGCCCTTTGGCTTTGGCTAGCCATGGATAAGAATCTTTAGTAGAATATTTTAGAGTTTCTTCCTGGCTCGATATCTCTTGCTCTGCTATGCGATCACGTTCTAATGTGAGGTGATCGCTCAAAACTTTCTTGATGCCGAGCATATGGTTGTCTAGTCGTGACAACTTGTTATCAATAAGCGTAAGTCTAGAAACGATCAACGCCATAGTGTTGCGTTGCATCGCTTGTTCAACATCACGTGGATCTGGCTTTTGATTTCTGCCGAACCAGAATCCTTTTGTCAAAAGAGATTCTTGTTTTGAGATGTTTCGATTTACATCATCAAAGTTTTCTGAAGCAGAGGTGCTAGTTGAGCCAGCATATGTGCCCGATGATGTTTCTTTTTCTACCGATTCTGTGTTATCTGCTTTATCGTCTTTGTTTTTACCAAAGATCGACCGAACGGTTTTTCCAATCTCACCTATCTCTTCAGCACCAATCAACTTGTTAATGATGCCACCGCCTCTTTTAGCAGCGACACCAGCTTCTGCTGCTTCGCCTGCAATAGCGCCACCTTCAGCGGCCATGGCGCCACCTTCTGCTGCAATAGCACCACCTTCTGCTGCAATCCCACCAACTTCAGCGGCACCAGCAATCATCTCGCCAGCTTCGATAGCACCTATGATTAGAGGAATCATTCTTACTCGCTTTCTTTACTGACTGTTCTTTTCGGCTTCTATTTCCTCTTTGATCATATTAACGTAGATATCACGCTCAAAGGGTATTAGATTTTCTATTTCATCAATAGTGTAATTATGATATTTTTTCATAGAAAATATCAAAGAATAGTAACCACCCAGATCATTGTGCATCAAACCAAGGTAAAAAAATCATCTAGCGAAGACAGTTCGATTTCTCGTTCTGTTCCCATGCTGTTTGTATATTCGATCTTGTAATATAACTTAGGCATAGTATCAAAGAACTTCTGAATATCGGTAAAGGCAGACACACTTAAAGATTCCACAAATGTCTGTAGTTCTTCTGGCGTTTCATCTTTCGCTGGATAAACGTTCTCGGCATCATAGACGTAATCAATACATGAAGATATCATGAACAATGCAGCATCTTCTTCCGCGATGTCAAGTTCTTCCATTTTGAGAATCATAGTTGCAGTTGGATACTTTAGAACAACTCCAACTTCTTTGTCTACTTTGATCTTGTTCTTGTGTTCTGGTGTATGAACGATTTCGATTTGATCTAGTGGAACTTCGAAGTCATAATGCTTTTGGTCTTCATGATCCATATATCTCAGCTTCACCATGTTGTCCACAGACTTGGCTCTGATTTTGATGAAAAGATATTCTAGATCGAATGTGGTAAGATGATCGACATCAACCGAAGAGCCGTCAGATAACACCACACAGTTGTTGATGATCTGCTTCAGCGCGTTGACGATTTCTTTCTTTGTTCCGCCTGCTTGTGCCATGAGAAGAATCTTCTCTTCTTTGACAAGAAACGGGCGAAACTTGGCATTCTTGTTTGTTGAAGGAATAGTCACATCAAACAAAGGCACTTTGAGTTTTGGTAAAGCCATAATAATCTCCTTGTATTACGTTAGATAAAAATCAGTATAACCTATAGTCATGTCTACTTTGACGTATTGATCTGTTGCACTCCACGATAAATCGATAGGTGACATTGATCTAAGAAAACATTGATTGAAGTTGTATGTAATCAACTCCTTGGCCTTGGCAGTATAAACAATAACTTTTGTTGTAAAAACAATATCATCTTTATACGCAACCTCATAAGGAGATGCTGTCTTTGCGAATTTTCCGCCAGCAACACTTATATTCAGATTGTTGCTGGCCATATTATATGATTTCTTATTCGTTGTGTTAAATGGTGTGGTCCCTGAAAGTGTGTTAACAAGATCAGCGATACCTATCACCCGACTTTCTGGAGCAATGATAGTCACACGTAATGGCTGAAACACTGGGCGATACGGAACATCTTCTAATGGACCATATCCAAAACGTCTGATCTTTTCGGTGTCTAGAGAAACATCTGGAAGTTCAACTCTTTCTGCCAAGAACTTGTACACCTCATCGTCTAATCTAGAACCAGTAAAAACGACTCTATATAAAGTCGATCTTAAAGTTCCTCCTGCGCCAGATAGCTTTGCTTTGAACCTTTCGATAGAAAACTCTTGAGGATCCACAGGCGGTGGCGGTGGCAATGTGCGGCCACTTACCACAATTTCCGGACCTTGGGGCGAGTCTGGACCTGTTGGTGTATTAGTAGGTGGATTAGATGGCATTATCTTGAACCTCTATTGATAATCTGCTTAGAATCTTTCCAGACTTGATCTTTGCTTGCTTTCGCGAAGTTCTCAACAGGTAGAAACAATGCGATGTCCCATTCTGCTGGAACAATATAGATAAACTTCGATCTTAGATGACCTGTTAGATACTGCTTGATGCAAGGCTTGATGTACTTATTCGTAGCCGCAGCATTCAATATGTTATAACTGATATTCAACTTAGCGTTATCACTCAGATTTGGATCATTGACATATGTGTAAAGCATGTCCATCAACTTCGCACGAAGCACTGGTGGTAGATAGTGTAGATTGATGCCGAGAAAGCCGTCTGGAGTCTTTTTCAGTGGGAAGATCAATGGGAATCTATCGTAGTAGGGCAAAGTCTTTTTGTACTTTGGATCGTACTGGAACATATACATTCGACCAACCTGTATCTGATTCGTCAGTGCTGTTTTGTTCGCTAGAAGTCGCGTTTCGGTAATACTGGAAAGCTTCTTGGCGGTGTTTCGAAACCAGTTACGTGCCTCTGTTGTTCGCCCAGGAACTTGCCCCTGTCGAATGCCTTGTGCTAATGTCTGATCGAATAAACCTATTGCGATGTCGAATATCCTAAAACTATAAATAATAATGTAGATCGCGGTGACCGCCAAGAAACCCATCTACTCTAACGCTTACAAGGAGCATCAGCTATGTCTATTTATACATCTGATATGGAATGTCGAATATGTTTTCGAGATTTCAAGTCTACTTTATCTATCGCTAGACTAAATAAAACAGGCGCAGAACAATGTATTAATAATATAACAACAGGAAAAGCTGGATACGTATCCATGTCAAAAGGTAAGTTCACTCCCAAAAATCCAAGTAAGTATATGGGAGATCCCACAAACATAATATACAGAAGTTCTTGGGAACTACACTTCTTTATGTATTGTGACAAGCATCCAGAGATATCAGGATGGGCATCAGAAGAAATGACAATACCTTATGTCTCTCCTATAGATGGCAGATATCACCGATACTTTCCAGACGTACTAATAAAGAAAAAAGACGGCAAAGTTATATTGGTTGAAATCAAACCATATGCGCAAACACAGGAACCAAAAAGACCTAAAACACAAACAAAGCGATACATTGAAGAAGTAAAGACGTATGTTGTTAACCAAGCCAAATGGAAAGCAGCGAAAGAACATGCGGATGACAAGGGCTGGGAGTTTGTTGTGATGACGGAAAGAGAACTTTACTCAAAATAGAGAAGATGAACTTGCCTTTCATTTTTTCTCTATAAATAGTTTGTGCATCGTATTTATAGGGAACGAAATGGCCGATACATCAAACTATCAATCACTTGCAAACATTGCGGCAGTTCCACAAGGTCTTGTTCCAAGTGCAGGTAATGGCATCAGCCCAGGCGGTGTTCCTAGTACAACTCAGTATTCGATGGCGGCTGCTGGTGTTGTTATGACTAGTGTCAGTAATCTATCTTCTCCTATTTCAGATGCGGCTTTATCTGGAAGTGCTACATTCAACCCATCTGCAAACGCATTAGATAAGGGCGACAATAGCAAATCTAATCCTGCACAAAAAACAGCAACTACACAAAAAGCTACTTCTGGTACTTATGCGATTTCTTATCCTAAAGAGTTGCCAAAATATTATATGGTATTGAGTGTGTCGAAATACGTAAGATCGAAACCGACATCAAACACCACACTAGACGTTCTTTATACTATTGCTTTGCCTCTTCCTGATGGTGAAGGACTAACAGACAATACAAGTACACAATGGAATGATAGTTCTTTGGGTCATTGGGGTAATGCTCTAGAGAACTCAAACGCAATACAAAGTGTTTTAAGGAACTTTCTTGGCAACAGCCAGGGCAGCAAGGCCGCGGCTCCAGATAATAACTCAGCAAACACCATGATATCCGATTTAGGAGGTGATGCTCTATTATACATCGCAGATAGTTTTGCTAAAAATGCTTCTGCTGAAATGGCTGGCACAATAGAATCTCAAACTGGTCTGGCACCAAACCCAGCACTTGCTATGACGTTCAAGCAAGTTGACTTCAGAAGATTTCAGTTCTCTTGGCTATTGTCTGCTAGAAATAAAGAAGAAACAGATATTATCAAAAATATTGTTGTTGCCCTAAAACAAGCACAGTTGCCGAACTTCACTAAAGGGTCAAGTCTGATCTTTCAGTATCCAAATATCGTTCAGCCTGCCTTTTTTCCTAAAAATGCACAGGACTATATGACAGACTTCAAGCCTTGTGTTATCACTGCGGTTAATGTTAGATATTCGCCTGCCTCCAAATCACCTTCATTTTATAGCACTACAGGCGCACCGGTGTTTGTGGAGTTGTCTATCGCATTAGAAGAAATGCAGATCAGATTGCCAGGCGATTACCAGCTGGTAAACCAGTCTAAAACAAGTCCAGTACCAGCTAAAGCAAGTCAAGGTGCGAAGACAGGGCTTGAAATACTAGGCATACCAGCAGGAGGCGCTACGCCACCAACATCGGGCAATAAAAACACAAAACCAACAGATTCTGGCGCAGCAGCGGCGCAAACTCCTGGCGCGCCGCCAATACAAACTGTAGAAACTGAAAATATTACAGGCTCCGACTAATATGACACAATACTTTAAGAAGTTTCCCGTAATCAACTACAATGGTAGCCCAGCTATCAACTTGATGTCGCGTGTCAACATGTCCAAGCTAGCCTTAGACAACCTACAGTCATATTATGATTATACCATTCCAGACAACACAAGACCAGACAATCTATCTTATGACTACTATGGCAATCCAGATTATGTATGGCTAATCTCTTTAGCAAATCAGATCACAGATCCATATTATGACTTTCCTCTCACTGATACAAACTTAAATCAGTTTATCATTCAAAAATATGGTTCGGTCAGCTTCGCGCAAAGTTACATTCAATACTTTCAGACAAACTGGGCAACAGATAGTTCTATCATATCACCCACAGAGTTTAACTTGTTGCCTACAAGTTTTCAGAAATACTGGTCACCAAACTTAGATTATAACAACAACATCTACGAGTATGTGCGCAAACAGGAAGATTGGATTGTATCAACAAACATGATCCAACAGCTTCAGTTTTCTTATTCAAATGAAATAACCACAGAAGGTGGATTGGTCATTGACACAGAGAGTGGATATGACATGACAGGACCAGAAGGTGTTAACACTATTTCATTCAACGTGGGTGAGACTGTTCAGCAGAATGGTTACACAATAGGTACCGTTGTATATGCCAATACTTCAGAGATGACAATCCAGCACATCTCTGGTCAAGTAGTGAGTAACACTTCTATCTATGGTGCAACAACTGGACCAATCACAGGGTTCTACTCAAACGCATCTGCAACTGTTTCTTCAGTTACAACAGTTGCAACAAATATTCCAACAAATGAATGGTATTACTGGACACCAGTAACCGCATATGATGTTGAGACGTCAAAGAATACTCAAAACAAGAACATCAGCCTTCTAGATAATAGCTATGCAATCCAAGCCACGCAACAACTTAAAGACCTATTGCTGACATAATGACACAACAATATACCAAACCAGATTCGGTACAAATCAATAAAGTCATGCTCTCATCGGTGAGTGGGAGCAAGCAATCTATTGATGTCACACAGTATGTTGTTTCCATTGATATCTATGAAGACATGATGTTTCCATGTATGCGCGCTGATATTCTCTTCATCGATTCGGTGGACATCGTTACATCTTATCCGATCATTGGTGAAGAACTCATTGAAGTATCATTTCAAAACCCTGGAGTTGATACAATATTCGACCACACCTTTCAAGTTGTAAGACAAGGTGGTCATATGTTCAATCAGACAGGTACTTCAAGAACGTATGCTGTTCATTGTATTAGCCCAGAGTTTGTCACAAACACTTCACAATATATTAGTGAAAAGCAAACGGGCACGATTGATTCTATTATCGATAATATTCTGAAGAAACATCTGAATACCAAAAAGAAGTTCACCACAGAGCCTACTAAGGGTTCTCAGACAAATCTAATCAGCCGACTAAGGCCATTCCAAGCGATTGACTTTCACAGAAAGCGTGCAGTCTCACAGCAGTACGCTTCGTCTTCATATTGTTTTTTTGAAAATCAAGATGGGTTCAATCTATTGTCCATGGAATATTGTTTAGATCGTGGTCAAAACAACATTAGAGCATCGTTCATCTATGACAAGACACAGACCACAGATTCGTTAAAGAACAACTATCGCAGTCTTCTGGATATTCAGCAAGTGACATTGGTAGACAATACCAAGAAGCACACTCAAGGTTCATTGAATAACACAGTTCGCAGGTTTGATTTACTTACAGGTAAAGTGCAGACAACAAACTATGTAAATATTCAGCAACAAAACAAGTTCAAATATGCTTCCAAAAAGCCTATTGCATTAAACACTTCTACATATGAACAGAAGTATGGTAACACGGCTGCGACCACATTACTTGTACCACATAGCAGTGAATATGCAGAAAACTATATTGATACATCAATAGGCCCAAAGCATTCATTTGTTACCAAAATGGGGCAGAATATATATCAGATGTATATTAATGGTGATGTAACGATCAGGGCAGGCGATGTTATCACCGTGAATGTACCAAACGTAACTGGTGACACTTCACCGACTTCTGACAATAGACTGTACGCTGGCAACTATCTTGTCAAAAGTTTAAGACACATTATATTGAATACACCATTATCTGGGCAATCGTATACGATGTCCATGGAACTGATTAAGGGCTTCTATGAGGATTATGCATAATGACTACAACTAGAATGGGTGAAAATGGGATTCGCTGGTGGCATGGTGTCGTTGAAGATATCAACGATCCAAAGCAACTTGGGCGCGTTCGTGTTCGTATTACCAATGAGCATGATGATCCCAAGATCAAAACAGCAGACTTGCTTTGGGCTACTCCTATTCAGTCTCCCACTTCAGCGGCGAATGCTGGTGTCGGCCAAGCACCTGTTGGTATGGTCAATGGAACGCATGTGTTTGGTTTTCATCTAGACGGCAATGAAAAGCAATTGCCGATGATCTGGGGCACTTATGCAAAGCTACCAAACGGCACACAGAATAGCAATGACGTACCAGCATTAGCGCGAGGCACAAATACGATTGCATCACAGCCATTCATGAATGAGCCAGCGTCAGCATATGGTGCAAAATATCCTTACAATCAAGTCACAGTAACACGATCTGGTCACGTGATCGAATATGACGATACTCCTGGGCATGAGAGAATCCGAATCTTCCACAAGTCAGGGACATACACTGAAATCAATAACTCGGGGCAAAGTGTGTCCAAGATTGTTGATGATGGCTGGGAAATAATCATTAAAAACAAACACGTTCAAGTGGGCGGAAACACAACAGTAATCGTCACAGGAAATTGCGATCTAGTTGCAAGCGCAATTACGATGACTTCCGATACAGATATATCCATGTATGCTCCAGGTGGTCTCCATGTGCTTGGATCGGGTATTACTACTAGTGGTGCAATCATGTCTGATACTGGAGTCTCGGGATCGTTTACAACACCAACTGGTGATACAGTATACGTTTCTGGTGGTTCTGTTACGGCAATAGCATAGAGGTTATACAATGACATCAACACCACCAACATCAGGTATTGCAGGAAACGGACCAGGGCTATTTGGATTCACTGCACCCACTGGTTCTGATACTACGCCATTAAGCCCTTGTAGTATTAATCCACCTGAAATACAGATCATCAAAGCAAAGCAGCGTACCGCGAAGAACGTTGCTGGTAAATCTCGGGCAGTCTCTGACGATGACATACAAATCGCAACAAAGCAGATCAATCAATTAGTCAACCAGATTAAGTATACCACAAACTGTGATAATCTACAGAAGGTTGTCAATCGAAATCTTAATACGATCAAGTCACAAGTTGCACATGCAGCCAAACAAGAACTTGCTATTGTTGAAAAGTATTTGCCTGTTGTGCATTTACCATCGCCTGATCCTACCTCTATTGTCAAGTGGCTTGGTAAACTTGTATTAGGTCCTATCTTTCCTCAAGTAGAAGCGCAGATCAAATATGTGGTCGAACTGGCACAACTTGCTGTTGCTGTCACAAAGCTTGTTGGTGTTATCGAGCAAGTTGCGCCGCGACTCGAGGCTTGTGTTATTTCTGAATTGAGCGAAATACAAAGTGAAATAAACTGCCTAAAGAATCTAGCCATAAATACCATTACTGCTCCTATTACTGCTGTTAAGAATGCAGTCATGACCACAGTAACTCAATTGCAGCATGAAGCAGTATCACAAGTCACTGGTGCATTAGGTCCGAATAATCCTATAACAAATAACATTGTAAGCAGAATTAATGGTGTTGCGAACTCTGTCGATTTCACCACAGCAACTGCTGCACAAAGTATCGTTAACGACATTTCAAACACAGTTAATGGCGCTGTGCAGCCCGCGCTTGATCGTGTTTCTCAGATGCAACAGCAAATCATTAATGTCATGGGACCATCTGGTAGTCAGGGTTATCCAATCTATGACACATCAAGCCCACAAAACTTTTTGAGTAGTGCTGATCAAATTGGAACTTCTCATTCCGACTTCGTACAGTCTTACGTGTCAAATGTCACAGTATCATCAACTCCATTTACTGGCACCGTGACTTCTGGCAATAATCAGATTATACACTATGATGTAAACACGGCCGTATCAATCGGTCAAGTGTTGGTTGCAGCCGATGGATCTATTCCAGCAAATACAACAGCAGTGTCTATAAGTAATACGCCTGGTTCATTCTCTGCAACTATCAGTACATCACAGTCCTCTGTCTTAACGATGTCGCCTATAGATAGTAATGTTGTGATTGGTTTGGCATTGACATCAACTGATCCCGCATTTGCTAATGGTTGTACAGTTACGAATGTATATAACAATCTAGTTACTGTTTCTGCTCCTTATTTAGGAACAACACCAAACACGATTACTTTAAACTATATTGTAAATGCTATTATTATGTCTAATAATGCTACATCATCAAATACAAGTGCAAGTATTACATTCAATCAAATACCAATTCCCGTAGCAGGAACATAATATGGCACAGTCATCGTTTAACCAAGACAAGTTCACACCGACTACCAAGCAATCACTTCTCTTTAGTGACATGTTTGATAGCTTTCTAGTGCATCCAGAGTTGCACGATCTTGTGTTAAGAAAAAACGAAGACTCTGTAA